TACTGGAGGTTATTCCCGCCACCGTCGGCCAGTTCACCGGCCTCAAGGATAAGAACGGGCAGGAACTCTATGATGGGGATATTTTACAGGGTGGTCAGGACTACGAGAAAATTTACGGAAAACCAATAGTGAAAATAGGTGAATATATAGACAACGGTTTAAGGCATCTTGACTTATGCGAAGATGAAACCTTTCCACTTTACGGAGTTTATATTGAAACTTTATGGGGCCCCGGGGGATTGAGTGGTGACCATGAATTAATTAAGATCGGTAACATCCACGACAATCCGGAACTGCTGGGAGGAGGCCCGGACGATGATATATGATCTACTTTTCCATTACCGAATCGAAAAGGAGGCTGAATTCGGCGCAGATAAAAACGGTAATCCTTGCGAGGTTTACCTGCAGATCAAACTAGGGAAGTGCAACACGGAAACCAGGGATGCCGATATGGAAAAACAAGCTCAGATAGATGGCATACCTGAGTTAGCCGATATGTTGGGCACTAAACCGGAGTATATCACCCCTATCACCCCGGAAGAATATGCGGAAAATGCGGACGGGGGAGAGGGAGAGTGGGAGTGGGAGGAGGATTGTTGTGCAGACTAACCGAATCACCCAGAACTACTGGAACCAGTACCGGGTAGAGCCGGTAAAAGCTGCTGCAAAGCCCCGGCGCGAGAAGCAGAAGTTTATTAAGGTGCTGAAGAAGCAGGCTAAATCCGACCCGCTAACGAGCGTAATGATAATCCTGGGCTTTATTTTCGGTACCCTTACGGTTGTCTCGCAGGTTTTAATATGGCTCGGGGTTATTACCGGGCCGGTGTATTTGTAGGAAGTAGGTGACATGATGAAAGAAGTAAAAGCTATTACCATTTGGCAACCGTTACAAATCCATAGCCATAGAAACAAGTTTAGCTTGAGAAAAATATCGCTGTATGGAATTAAAACCAGGTATTATTCTGCAGGCTCTTTGCGTAGGCTTGATGCCTTGATCAATCAAGGCTCGTATGCCCTTAACAACATTAGGAACAGTCTCCGTCATGAGCTTGTAATGTTTTGCGGCAGCACCTTTAAGTTGCGCCTCTCGACAATGCTGAGAAAAGTCGGGATGGTAGGAAGAAGGTATGGCATTAAGTACTATTTGTTTTCGCTTAATACTAGATCCAATTTTTTCGGAAAACAATTGAAAGTTATTTCGACTACTACGGACTTTCAATTCGTAGACCGTTTTTGTTCCTTTATGTCCAGCAGAGGATTTTGTTGCCCTCATAGTTGTAGGAATATCCAGACTAGTCAAATAAAGGCTAGCCTTATTAAGGGTACTTACTTCGGTAGAATATATAGCTATCCTTCGATGAAAACTGTTCGGGCTAATTCTAAGAGGGGTCAATTGAGCATTGCCTTCGCTATCAAACAATCCGCGAACCCACGCCGCATATTCATTGTCATTAGAAGGTTCAAAGTGCAGCAAATGGTCGAACTTGCCTGTTTTGTTGCTAACTCTAAACAACCAATAACCTCTCTCGTCGAGCCTAGGTTTTTTATTAAGGCCTTCAACTATATTGACAGCATTGGCAAAGGTTTCACAAAAATCATAGTCTTTAACCCGAAGCCCCAAGGCTTGTTTACACCAACCATCTCCATGGAGAACACCGTTTATATAAGCCAATTTGTGCATGAATATACCGCCTCCCCGCTACAATGTTACTGCTTTAATTATACACGAAAGGAGAGGAAGAGACAATGCGCTGCATAACTATTTATCAGCCGTGGGCAAGCCTACTCGCTTGCGGCGCGAAAAAATATGAAACTAGATCGTGGCCGACCAAGTACAGGGGGCCAATAGCGATTCATGCGGCGGCGAAAAGACCACTGCGGCAAGAAGGAATGCCTTGGGAGATTTTTGATGCAATTACAACTGCACTGGCAAAACATTATGGCGCATGCCGATTTGATTGGCACTTAGGCGGAACAAAAATAAACCATGATGGAACAGATAACGGATTTGATATACCGTTAGGTGCAATTATTGCCACTGCAGAACTGGCCAACTGCTGGCGCATAGTTGAGCACCCTGGTACTAACGTGGATGTCGCAAAGAATATCCCGATAGGTGCAGAAAGCATAACTAAAGACAAGCACGCGCCTGACTTTGCGGACTATTTTGTTCCGACTGAGCAGGAAATGCTTTTCGGCGATTGGACCCCAGGGCGCTATGCCTGGGAACTGACAAATGTGCAGATGCTGCCAGAACCTATCCCAGCCCTGGGCAAGCAAGGGCTCTGGAACTGCGAAATGCCGGAGGTGCCGAATGAACAGGCTTAAAATGCTGGACCTGTTTTCAGGGATTGGGGGCTTCAGCCTGGCCGCATCCTGGACAGGTGCGATAGAAACGGTGGCCTTTTGCGAGATCGAGCCGTACTGCCAAAAGGTATTACAGAAGAACTTCCCGGGAATACTGATACACTCGGACATTACCAAGCTAAGGGGGGAGGACGTTGGAGCAGTTGACATTGTTTGCGGAGGATTCCCTTGCCAGCCTTTCAGCAATGCCGGGAAGCGAAGAGGCAAAGAGGATGACCGTTATCTCTGGCCGGAATTACTTAGGGTTATTGCCGAAACACACCCACTTTGGGTTATTGGTGAAAATGTTACTAGTCTGCTCAATCTGGGAATCGAGGAGATGTTACTTGACTTGGAAGATATCGGGTATCGGGGGGGGGTATTCCAAATACCAGCTTCAGCAATCAGTGCCACGTTTGCCGGGGATAGAATTTATATCGTTGCCACGTCCCATAGCAAGCAATGCTATTGCTTGGGTGAGAACATCAAAATCAAACCCACGGCACAGTATCAAAAAATGCTTAGAGCGTGGAAGTCAGAATCAGGTAGTTTACCTTTGGATTTGGAAGGGTTTTTCGCCGATACAGGCCAGCGAATTGAACGAAACGATGATGGGCTTTCCGAGGGGTTGGACAGACTTAAGTGCATAGGAAATGCCGTAGTGCCGCAGGTGGTTTACCCGATATTGCAGGGGATTGTGGAGATAGAACGGAGGGATGCGTGATGGACGAGAAAAGGCGCTGCGGCACCTGCAAGTACTGGGTGCCTGAAACAAAAGGCATGGTGGCCCGGGCGAAAGCGAAGCAACCGTGGCCGCACTGCGGTATAAACGGGAAAACGAAGCTGGGGGACGACAAGCCCTGTCTGGCGTGGACCAGGAGGAAGGAGGAGAGTATTAAAGATGGCTAAGAAGCAAACACCGGAACAGCAGATTAAAGAAAACTGTGAAAAAGCTGTTGGTACGATAGCCCGGTGGAAATCCATCAGGGTAAATGGATGCAATGACCCCGGTTGGCCAAATGGGGTAAATATGAACCTGTTGCGGAATCATCTTATGTCGTACAAAAAGCAGATCAGGGAACTTTGTATAGCCAATGATCTGCTTTTACCCCCAGAAGTATATACTCCTGATTTGCCTTACACTGACTGCAATTATTTTGCAAAGCCTGAAAGCGATAGAGCAAAACGGATTATGAACCGCCCGGGCTGGCAGTGTTACAACCACGAACCAATAGGCGGCGAATACGACGAAAGACAGTTATCGCTGTTTTAAGGAGGGCATAGATGATGAAAATACGCGAAGAGGTCCGCTGGTTTGCGGAAGAAATGGAGAAACAGCTCAGAGCAAATGAGCATAAGGGCGGTTGGCAGGACTGTAACCCTGAGTTTCTTCTGGAAGAGCTTCATAAAAACTACACCGAGCTATATTTGCTTTTCCCAAAAGATACTGCGGATATTTGCCGCCGGGCAGCCAATATAGCTAACTTTGCCATGATGATAGCGGATAAGTATAAGGCGGTTAAGGAGGATGATAGTAAATGACAGTTAGGCATATGTGCGCCGATATTCGCGGCATGTTAGAAAATAACACTCGGAAAGGCTCGCTAAAAGGGGTGTTTGAAGATGAAACAGGGCGTAGATTGTCGCATGAAGAGGCAAGAGACTATCTATATGACTGTTTGGCAAAAGGGTGGAAGGTAGTACCTATAGGAGATTGTGATAACTTCGATTACCAAACAGGTTGTAAAGGCCATTAGTGCGCAGTTTGATATAACTGCGACAGAATGGAGGGCCCGGATGAAAGCTAAATGCCGTTTATATGGAGAACACTATTGCCGTTGTGCAACTTGCCGATGGCGTGGGAGTGATAATTGCCTCCATGACCGGAAAATGCCATGCAGTTGGTGCAGTCCCAAGGGGCATATGAAACATAGCGATATTGTAGGCCAATGTCGAGGACACGTTCGGAGGCTTGTGGGCGCTGAGTGACACGTTCCAAGGAAATCCCGCCAGCTAAGGCGGGGAGTGATTAGAAAGCGACATAGAAGGGGGATTAAATCACATGGAGCTGTTTGGTAGAAAATTGACAAGCGAACACTTAAAGGGATTTGTGGAAGTTCACACTAAAGATGGTCAGACAACAATGCCTAAAGAGTGGGCATTGGAAATAATTAAAGCCTACGAAGAAAAGCAGGAGCGTGACGCAACAGAACAATGGCTTAATGATATAAATAATCCTTTAGAACCGATAAAAGTTAGGTCTGCTTTGGAATCAGAACTCATTAAACTAAATTATCGCAAAGAACATAACCCCAAAAGCATCAGTGAATTAGATATTACTATTATTGCTGTATTGGCAAAAGAATTAGGCTGTTATAAAGCGGAGGCGATGGAATGATTAATTATGATAAATTGCCGTCCAGGGGCAAAGAAACCTCTGATGGAGAGAAAACAAAAAATCATGGAATATCTTGCGGTGGCAGATGTTACGTGTTTTACGATGAAAACAGATGGTATCGCGTGGAGTGTGAAAAATGCGGGACGCTCGTCAAGTACAGAACCAATAGCTTAGATTTAGCAATCAAAATATGGAATGATATGCCCGACATAGTGGGGATGGGATAGTTGCACGTTCCAAAGATTATACGACACAGAGGGGGGAGAAAGTTTGAACTCAGGGGCTTTTCTGGTAGCTAGGGATATATTTGAAAACCCTATATGGATCAATCCTACTGAATTTAGGATGTTTATTTTAATACTTGGGAAAGCCGCCTTTGCTGAAGAAGGGGTTAATGTTGGCAATATGCATATAAAAAAAGGCCAGTGGATTAGATCATATCGAAACCTACAGAGCGATTTAGAATATGTCGAAAATAATGCGGTTAAACGTCCTGGACTTGCCACCATAGAGAGGACTGTTAAAAAACTGGTTAAGGATGGCCGTATCCTGGCTGAACCTTGTGAGCTCGGAACACTGTTTACAGTTGTTAACTACACTAAATACCAGGCTCTTGAGGGTTACAAGAAAGGTACTAGGAACACCGCGAGAAACAGCAGCGGAACAACAGCGGAACAGCAGCGGAACAATAATAATAATGCTAATAATGCAGAAGAAGATATAAATATAAACAATAACCCCCCTATATCCCCCCAAGAGAAAATCAAGCACCTTGATTATGTCTATCTCACCCCGGATGAGCATGAACGATTAGTCACCGAATTTGGGCATGAAGATACACAGTGGATGATTGAGCAGCTTGATATTTACATTGGGCAGAACCCTAAGAAAAATAATCGCTACACGGACCATAACCGCGCGCTCAGGGGATGGGTCAAAGAAAAACTGATACAGAAAAAAGAGGGTAAAGTTTCTCAGTTTAAGCCCAGAAACAGGAAGAGACAATCACAGCGAGAGGAGGAGACTGATTTTGGATTCCACAAGATTTAATACCTGCTGGCAGTATTTCAATCCACCGCGCAGACTACAGGGCGCAACCTTTAATAGCTATATACCCAAATGCGGCTCTCAGCAGGCGGCTTTAGAAACCTGCCGGACATATTCCACAGATGACATCAAAACAGGCCGGGGATTGCTGCTTATAGGTACCTACGGTACAGGTAAAACCCATCTAACGATAGCGACGGTGCGGGCGTTGATGGAAACTGCACCTGATTTATTTGGGGTGCGGAATGATTCACAAACGCTCTACGACCCTACCAGAGAGGACTACCGGGGCTTATATTGCTCGTTCTTTCCGGTAATGGAACTCTTGGACGCATGGCGGCCGGGAAGCGAAGCAAAGAAGCAACGAGGAGAGTGGCTATTTCACCGGGCCAAGACTGATGATCTGGTTGTCCTGGATGATATAGGGGCCGAAAAGGCAACTGAATGGACGGAAGATAGGCTTTATGCCGTAGTAGATGCCAGATATCGCATGGAGAGGGCAACGATATTCACCACCAACAGCAGCGAAAAGGACTTACTAAGCAACGGCTACGGCAAAATCGTTTCCCGTATGTTTGAAATGACGGATCCGGTACCCGTCACTGGCCCCGACCACCGGAGAAAACGCGCATGAGCAAACTAGATAACTTCGTCCCCTTCCTGACGGTAACCAGGGACGGGGAGATCACGGGCGATTACTGGACTTATATATCTAACTTCGAGCTCCGCAAACAGGCGGAATGGGCGGAGTACCCAGAGAAGGAGCGGCTGGTAGGGGAATTAAAAGCGGGAGGAAAACGCAAAGCGAGGGCAATGTAATGCAGTTAGATGCTATTAAACCGGGGATGGAAATCGAATATTATCACCTTGTAAGTATGCACAAAAATAAAGGCTCAAGGCATAAGGTCCGCATCGGCACAGTCAAGCAAGTAACCCCGCGCATGATAGCGGTCCAGGGGAAGAAGTACCCCGACACAATTCTGGTTAACGATCTGCTCTCAGGGCAGGCGGCTATAGTGAAAATCAAACAGGAGGGAGAGGTAATTATGAGTAAACCAAAGCGTGAAGCACCGACGAGGGAAGAGTTGAGGGTTCTGTGGATTAAAAACAAAGCCAAGATAGAGCCCATCCGCAAGGAGCTAGGTGTTACCTGGGCAGACGCGAAGAAGCTTCTGGTGGAGGCAGGCATAATAGACAGCCTAAGCAGGCCGATACAAGAAGAGCAGACCCCGACCCCCGCACCGGAGACGGTTGGCAGCCAGGAACCGGTAAACGAGGGCAGCACGGAGTCTGCTATTGAAAGTATACCCGAAAACATACCCGAGGTAATAACAAACCCTGTCACACAACCGAAGTGTTCACCACAATACCTTGCGGTTTTAATCGCCATGACGGAGATTACCGCCGGCGCTCGTTCGGATGTGCAGAGAGTTTTGGAAAATCCGGTGGCCCTGGCTCTTATAAAAGAGCTCATAGAGCAGGAGGCGGTATAGGCATGAATACCGATCTGATGTTTAGCAGCAAGAAAGACGACTGGGAAACGCCACAATCCCTATTTGATGAGCTTAATAAGGAATTTGGCTTTAGTATTGACGTTTGCGCCAGCAACCAAAATGCAAAAGTTAACCGGTTCTGGAATTGGGACATGGATTCACTGAAAATACCATGGATAGAGTGGGCAACCAGCAACAATATGCCGCCCGTGTTCTGGATGAATCCGCCCTACGGGCGCGAAATAGGTAAATGGATTAAAAAGGCATACGAAGAAAGCCTAAAAGGGGCTACAGTAGTATGTTTATTACCGGCCCGGACAGATACTCGCTGGTGGCACGACTACTGTATGAAAGGCGAGATCCGTTTTATTCGGGGAAGATTGAAATTCAGTGGATGCAAGCACAGCGCACCATTCCCGAGTGCAATAGTGATATTTGAGGGAGGGCGAGCTAATGCGCATAGATGAGCTGCCGGCAGGCACAACACCGGAACAAAGATGCCGCGCCGCACTCCTTGCGAAAGGGGTGGCTGAGATATGACCACCATGACAATTCCCGGCGTACTCCCGGGAATGAATGAAATCGTAGAAGCGGCC